CGTCTGCGTGCCGACGCCGGCTGACTGCAAATAGATGCGCGGTGGATCCTCCCAGTCCTGGATCATCCAGTTCCTGAATCGCGTGATATCTTCCGCGGTGCCGCGCACGTCCTGCACAGCCGCGTCGTTGAATGCGTAGCTGTCCTGGTTGGCCACGGTAGTAACTTCGAAGTTGGAGCGCATCCAACGCCAATGCAGGCCGGAATGCTGGTGCCGGGTTTGAATCTCAAGCCAGGCCTGGCGAACGTATTCGACGATGCGTCCCAGCTGACCGATCTGGCCCACGGTGGTGGTGATGGCAGACTCGCCGTTGGCGACAGCGGCCTCGCGGCACACAGCCTGGCACAGTTGCAGGAATGTTTTCATGGCCATCCTCGCCGGCGCACTCCCCAGGAGGTGCCCGCATCAATTACATTTTCACTGCCGCGACTGGTTCCCGCGCCGCATAACCATCACGACATTGATACTGGTGCCGCCACCGGTTGAAACCAGGCGCGGCCTGATATACAGCGGCACTTCGGCCAACTGCAGCGGAACCTTGGTGGCCACCGCGCTCAATGCTGTGCCGTGTACATCCTTCAACTGCAGGTAGTCGACACCATCATTGGACCCCTCGATCATCACCACAGGTGTGGTGCCCAGCGTGCCAAGCAACTGCACACAAACACGGTCCCACTCGCCAGGCTCGATTGGCACACCAACATCAGCGGCGTCGGCAACAGGTGTCCATGTGACAATCTTGGTGTTGCCGTTGTTCTTGGTTGCTACGGTAGCTTGGATGGTAGCCATTGGCGCTCCTAATAGCGTTTGCCGGGGAACATACCCCGAGCTTTATTGAATGATCCCGCGAAAGCGTCGCCCGCCGCTTCTACTCCTGCAGCAGGGTAGGCATCCACGCTGTCGACAGTGATAGCGACGCTGGTACTGCTGTACTCAACGGATTCACTGCTCGACAACTCGGTGATCTTGCCGCGCAGCGTGATGACGGCCTCGCCATCCACCTCCAGTGCCGCCAGGATTTCCTTGTTGACCGGGATAGTGATCCGGCGCGACCACTCATCAGGACTGGGAGTGGCAACACTCGACTCCTTCTCGGTTTTCACTGGCGGCAATTGGTAGTGCGGCATAGCGCTGGCCTCAGTAGGGTTCGTTCAGGATCGCGCGCAACCACTGCTTGCCGCGCTTGGAATCCTTCAGCACTTCAAAGGGGTACATCAACGCGGTGTGCGGAATGTTGATGTACTGCTTGTTTGCGCCCTCACCCACCAGTTCCTGCGTGTAGGTCGTTTTCTTCGCGCGCGCCAGGGGCTCGATCGATAACCTGCGAACCCACTGGGGTTGGCCGCGTACGAAAAACTGACTGTGGCCTGAGTTGGTGGTCTGAGGGATGGGTATTGCCGTCTCGTCGGTGGTGTCATGCAGGCGCACCAGCAGGTACTCGTGCATGAAGGTTTCGTACTCGAGCTTTTCGGGTGTGTACTTGCGGTTGTCGATCAGCACACCTTCGTCTGCCACGGACAGCGGATCCAGCGACTCGCTCGCCGGGCCGTCAGAGCGCATTGCCCTGGGCTCAAATTGGCCGATAGTTTCATTGCCGGCATCCATCTCAACGCGCGTGCGCGATACACCAGCATTGATAGCTTTGGCCAGCGCGCGCTTCGCGGCGACCAGGTGGGCGGGAAGTTGATCGGATGGCGGTGGCTCGGGGTAATCATTACCCTCGTCGTCGTCGCCCAGCACGCCGCGGGTCATTGCCGCGCTGCGATCATGCTGGGACAGAATCTCCTCGGAAGTGCGAGGTTTCTTCGCCTCTTCGAGTTGCGCTGCCATGGTGGCCATCTGTGCGGATGTCGCCTCCATCCGCTCGTCGAAGCGCTTCAGTATTTCGGACAGTTGGTCGTTCTGTGCGCGCGCCTGGGCGAGTTGTTGCTTCAGGTGCGAGACATTCGGGCCTTTCGGTTTGGGTGCTTTCCTGATTGTGGCTTTAGCTGTCATCGTAATCTCCTATGCGGCATTGAAAAAAGCCCTGGGCAGCCCGCATGAACCGCCAGGGCGAAAACCACCCGCAGACCAAACGGGTAGCAGCAAGGCTTAACCCGTGGCTGTGATAGCAGCGGCAACGGCGGCGAAACCGGTGACTTGCCACGCCAACCCAATACCTTCGATAGTCACTTCGTCACCGACTGTGGCCTGGTTGGCAACAAAGTTGATCTGGTCGGCAGCGCTCACGACATCACCAGTGCCTGCCAAATCCACGATGCGCCCGTATATATCATCTCCGCTGGCTCCGAGGCCGGTGACGACTACATGGTTTCCAGAGGTCGGTGGAACGATTACCAGAAATCTGAATTTCAAATTGCCGCCAAGACCAAGCAAGGAGGGCGGTAGCGTCACCGTAAACCCGGTAGCACTACCGAATGCGATGACTTTCCCGTTGTCCTCTTCGGTGAGCGTGTAGTTGCTTGTCAGCACTAATACTGTACCGGCAGACTCGTTGAACAGGCGAGTCATGGCTCTGCGATTGAGTGTTACCTGCGTGCCGCTCTGCAGCGTCAGCGCCATGGTGGCGAGTTTGCCGAAAATGACACTGCCCATGAGCCAGGCTTTGAAGGCGTGCAGTTTGCGGAACTTGGATTGTTCGATCATGTGATGTCTCCCGTGTAATCGTAATGACGCGGCCCCGAGAGGCCGCGCCTACCACCACCAGTGAACTACCTGGCGGTCATTGCCATCAGGTTGCGAGCGTGATTTCCGGTCGTCCGGGAATGCCACCGATAAAATCGATGTAATTGTCCGTCACGTTTGCGGCCGCCAGACTGGTCGTGCCCTGGGTATAACCACCGGCGGTAGCACTGGTGGTCACCTTGATCGCGCCGATAGGGCACACACCCACCGGTACGTCGGGGTACTGCACGCCAATGTTCGGCACATCCGCGTTCGCCACTTCCTCGCCCTTGACGGACGAGACAGTGCCGGATGCGTTCAGGCAGACCAGGTACAGACAGGTTGTCAACGGTGCCTGCACGGCCTGGGCTGTCAGGGCAGAGGATGCCGAGTCAGCCTTGTGGTACGCCTTGCCGTCGATCCCGAAATCCACCCCCGCACCGTTCGGCGCGGCAATGGCGACCTGTGCCGGGGTTGAGCCAATGGCCAACCCGGCTTTTGAGAAACAAGCGGTCATGCCGCTCAAGGTATTGATGTCCATCGTTGGTACTCCTCACAGTTCGTTGCGGTTACGCCAGGTGGGCAGTAACCGCTTCAATCACACCGATTACGCCAGGTTGGCGACGCCGGCCTCGATCACACCCATCCACCCGCCGTTGACGATCAACACGGCAGACCAGAAGTTCGCACCCACATAGCCGCGCTGCCCGCCGGGATCGGCTTTGTCGCGCTTGGAGTGAGGGATGTGGTACGGGTCCAGACTGTTCAGGCCGCGCAGCGCCACGTCGTAGACCGCGTCCTGTGCGGCAACGATGAAGGGGTACACGTCGATGTTGCCGCTGGTGGCCACATCAAGCAGGCCGGTGGTGCCGACCGCGGCGCCGCTGCCCGCGTAGGGGGCGAGCTCGGGCGACAGGATGAAACGGAACTCCTCGCAGGAGCCGATTTCCTCCTCGCAGATCGGCATCTTTTGGCCGTACTTGGCGCAGGGGATAAACCCGGGCAAGTCACGGACATCCGATTCAGCGTCGGTGTGCACGAACACCAGGAACGATGCCTCGACCGCGTAGGTATCGTAGTTCGCGCTGGCCGCCAGCATCTTGCGCGGCTTCTTCGCGTGGTTCGCTTTCAGCGTGCGCGACATCCGGCGCAACTGGATGAGACTGATCGCCTCGTCGACTGTGGCGCGACTGGACCCGCCGGAATACTGCACGTTGGTGCACGCTTTCATGGTGCCGTAGCGCACCATCTCACGCACCAGGGCCATGCGCTCGCCGGTCTGGATTTTCATTTCTTCGGGGATATCGTCCTCGTAGAGCTCGGCAGCCTTGTCGGTGTAGCTGTACAAGCACCCGTACTGGATCTGCTTCACGTTGACATCCACGGGAGTCAGTTGATCCGCGGTCGGGGTCACGCCTTCCTGGATGATATGCGCGGCCGCATTCACGGACGGACGGTTTTGCGTGTTCACGTTCGTCGTGGTGGCGCCGTAGGGCAGGTAACGACGGTAGGTGATGTTGTCGCCCTGGTTCTTGGGCATCTGCTTGGGATGCGTGCCAAGGGCCAGAACTTCGAGGGGGATCGCGTGGGCTAAGATTTCGCCTTTAACTTCGTTAATGCGACCCGCGTTGGTGTTGTAAGCTGTCATGCCAGGCATAGCGAATTACTCCGTCACAAAGTTGTCTGTGAGGAGCGCTTACCTTGGGGAGTTGGGCCTACCGGTTGTGGTGCCGGCTTGCCTTTTTGAACCCACGACTAAACGCTTCCTCGTCCGATACTCCGGTAACGGGATTAGTGTCGACCCCTCGGGTCGGTGCACTGCGCCTCAATCGTGCTTGCATGGATTGCTGCTGACTGGCTACTGATTCACGCCTCGCCTGGCTGGATTCTCGGGCATCCTTGAATCGATCCAACAACTCGATCGAATCACGAGGATCACCCTTAAACATGCCCCTGCCACGGTCATCCCACCAATCGGGGAAGTCCTCTGCCCATCCTTCGATGATGGCATTGGCCTCCTCAACTCTGGCCTGGTATCCAGGTGACTTGTCGTCGGCAATCAAGCGCGCGTACTGCGCGTACTCCTGTTGCGACGGACCACCCTTCAACACAAACCCGCGGAACTCTTCTGTGGTAGCGACTTCCTGCCAATCGCTGTGCAGGTATCCGAGCAACTCCTCGCCTACCTGCCTGGAGACATCTACAGGCAGGCGCTCACTACTGCCCCACTGTACCTGTTGCTCCAGTGCACCCAGTTTCTCGTAGACATTCTCCAATTCTTTCTTGATTGGAGCTATCTCGCGGAACTCCTGGATCGACTCGTCAATCTCCTTGAGGTGTTTCAGCGTCTCCGCGCGCTCCTTGGCAGACTGACCGCCCTGGTCGAGCTTTTGCTTGAGCTCATCGCGTTCCGCTTTCACCGCCGAGAGGTCGCTGTTCAGCGTACCTACCCGGCCCTCCAAACGCCGCATGCGCTTGCGCACATCATCCAGTTCGGCATTGGCGGTCGCTTTCGCGCCCTCCACTGTCTCACCAGGTGCATCTTGCTCTGCGGGTGTATCTGCTGCGGGTCTGTCGCCGGGCCTTAGATGGGATCCAAGGGTCTGCTCGCCGCCTGCTGATTCAAAGCCTTTCGCAAAGCTCGCTGCTGCTTCGTCGGGAGACTGCGCGTCGCCTACCTCTTCGTCCGGTTCTTCGCCAGGGATGTAGCCAATTGGCTTCTCATCCTGGGATTCAGCGGTTGTGTCGGTAGTGCCAACTGCGCCAGTCATCTACTCTCCAAAACATTACGATCGGGTGTTACCCCGTTACGCTTGCGAAGGCCGATCTCGTCGTTCGCTGTCGCGGGAACCTCGCTCAATATCCCAGGTCATCCCCGGGCAGAGGGTTGTCCTCGCCTTCAATGGGTCCACGGTTTAATACTGCGGACCGTATCTCCTTGAGAAATGCTATCTTACCCCGTAGATATTCGGTTTCAAGTGTGGAAATTGACGAATCATTCTGCTCGCGCAACTCAGCGAGTCGGTAGTCGAGCCAGGCGCAGACCTTTTTCCAGGTCGAACTCTGCTTTTCGGTATCCGTCAGCAAGACTGAGTCATACGGTTGCGGGTTGATTGCGGCTGCCATGGGTTCGTCGTAGAACTCGCGGGCCAGACTGTCGGGGTCGGCGCTCATCAGGTGTTCAGTTATGCCGGCCATGTCAGTTCACCGTGTTGGTAGCGTTGGGGTAGCAGGTGATCGCGCGGTAGAAATGACCGCCACTTTCTGCGTCCAGGCACAAGCGCTCACCCGCCACCATGTCGCGGATCGCGTCCTCGGACTTGAGCCACTCTGGCACCTCTTCCGGCAGCAAAGGTTCCCAGCGGGTTTCGTCCGGGACTCGCACGATCTTCCCGGACTCATCTCCCCGGATCGCGCCTTGCCGATCAACATCGGCGATGCCACGGGTGATCTCGATTACGAGCCATACGTTGGTCTTGGGTGAAGCGGTCTGTGTGTTGGCCATGCGGTGCCTCTACGGTGGTTATT